GTTTGCGACCAGAGGTGACGCTTAATGGTCAACGGAGTGAAGAGGAACATGAGAATTGGTATAATTCTTTGGAGTCAGTTCGTAGGTCTTTTCCGAAGACTTACAGTTATGCTGCTGACATCAAGTGTTATGATCGATCTCAGGAGCATGTTGCGTTACGTGTTGATATGGAGTTCTATCGACGTCATGGGTTGGGTCCAGAACGGTTGAGAATTTGGGAAGAGACTCATGGTCCAAAGCGGGCAGTTGCTATGATGTTTGGTGTTGTCATTACAATGTGTCTTGGAGGTGTGTCGGGATTGTGGAAGACGTTGTTGCGAAATGGTTTGATCAATTTGGCAGCGGTTGTTTTGTCAACTGGTGTTCTTCGTAAGGATGTCGTCATGTTGGATGTTAAAGGTGATGATCTTGATGCGGAGTTTTCGCGTCCGGTTCAAGTTGAGACTGCTGTCGAGAGAATGAGCTTGACATTCAATTTGAGTGCAAAATTTTTCACCAATGATGTCAGATACATGTGTAAGTCTTTTCGGATTCGAAAATTTGGTCGATGGTATTTTGTTGCTGATCCATGGGCGAGAGTACAGTCTTTGTGTACGCCTTTGTGGGTGGGAAATCAGGAGGACAATTTGCATGAACGGTGGATTTCGTTGAGAGCTGATTTGAGACATTATGATAATGGTCTTTTGGTTGATTTGGTTGCTGAGGCTGCGCAGCAGTATTATGGTTTGGAGCGACCATTGTATGGCATGGCTCGCGGTTTGGCTGCGATTGCTGTTGATAGGTCTGCTTACTTCAATTTTTTTGAAGCTGCAACTCCTGTTGATTGATACTGATTCGTTGGTTTTTGTATCTTTTCTTTTCATTGTTATTCACACTATCGTTAGTTATTACAACTTACAATGTATGGTTTTGCTTTATGAGAGTTTGATTATAGCTACAAATTATAATCTAGTTTAATTATTGTCTATTACAATATTATAGTATACACTACTACAACAGTGTCAATTTTTGTTGAGGGTCTTTTGTCCATCAAAAATTGTT